AGATTGTTTGCAACGGTTGTGACGTTAGCCGCTACAGCACCTACCGCACTAACATCAGATGATATCCCAGCTACTGTTGTTATATCTGCGCTGTTGCCAGCCACAGTAGTTACATTAGAAGAAATACCTGCTACTGTGGTTACATCAGATGATACCCCAGCAACCGTAGTCACATTAGCAGAAACTCCGGCAACAGTAGTTACATTACTGCTTACCCCTGCAACAGTGGTTACATCACTGGCTATGCCAGCTACTGTGTTAATGTTTGTTTGATTGGCAACGGTAGGTGTTAGCCGAAGCCAAGTTGTCGTGCCGAGGTCGTAAACCTTCATCACATTGTTGGTTGTGTCAAAGTACAACGCACCATCCTGTAATGCGTTGCCGTCATTGTCCAGTGTTGGGTCACTGGCCTTTGCACCTAGATACGCATCATCAAATAGGTCGAATGTAGCCTCTGCCGCAGATGCACTGTTAGCGGCATTAGTAGCAGATGTCGCCGCATTTGTCTCAGAAGTAGCTGCATTAGTCTCAGAGGTGGCAGCATTTGCTTCCGATGTTGCGGCATTAGCCTCGCTAGTTGCCGCATTGGTTTCGCTTGTAGCGGCATTTGTTGCGCTTGTAGAGGCAGCCGATGCACTGTTAGCCGCATTGGTAGCTGACGTAGCGGCTGATACAGCATCTACAACCAGTTCCCAATAAGCTGTGTTTGTAAGCAATGTGCCACTGGGACTATCTGCAATACAGATATAAACATTATTTAATTGTGCTGTAGTTGTAGATTTAACTAAATCGTTTTTTACATAGCCAGTTGTGGTAGTTGTTGTATCAGTTCCCTGATATGTACCAATAGTAGTTGTTACCGTTACAGCACCGTTGGCATCAAATGATAGAAACTTGTTCGCTCTAGCTGCTGATGAAGGTAGTGTAATTGAAGCGGCAGTGTCAGAATCTGACAGCTTCATTGTACGGCTAACCTTAGTCTCTAACTCTTGCTCAATAGCAATAATCTTGTCTAACTCAGTATTGAGTGACGAGATATTAAAAGGTCCTGATGTTGGGAAATCTGTAGTTCTAGCTACAGGTATGTCCCTAAAAATAGTGAATGTATCAGTTCCTGCGCTATAATTGTCGCCAAGAGTAATATATCCACCAGAAAATCCATCATCTACCGCAGTTCCTGTAACAGCAAATGTACCAGTACCTGTACCTCTGGACAGCGTAGTATCAACACCAGCCGCAGTTGTTACAATAACATTGATGTCATCAACGTCAAAGAATGGGAAATCAATCGTTAATTGCGTAGTACTAGCAACAACGGCCTGTGTGTATTGGACTCTAGCGTCATTATCTGCAATTTCTATAGTAGCCATACTTTATCTATTCCCTATTGCCAGTTTGCTGTCTATTCACATTACCTTCCCCAAAAACTCCATCATATATGGGGTCTAAGTAAAATAAATTGCCTGTTGGAAAGAAAAACCTAGAGTTTCTTAAGGTTTTCTCATCTGCGTTAAATGTAATAACATCAGATGCAACGTCTGCCATATTGATTAAATTGCTTGCTGTAGGTCCTGCAACTGCACCAGCCTTTGCTCCAAAAGGCATTTGATACTGTGGCTGGTCAGTAAAGAAAGGACGCATACCTAATTTATGGTCACTAATCTTTTCAATAGCATTATTAACGTCTGTAAACCATCCACCTATGCCAGACCTATCAATAGCATTGATTAGCTTTGTTCCAACATCCTCATCGGATTCAATCCCGTACTGTAATCTTTTGATTTCATTTATAATCCCAGCTAAACCTACAATCAAAAATGCACCCTGCCAAAAAGCACCGTCTTTCTCTTGCAAGCCAGCAGTAAGCATTCTTACCATAGCCCCCTGACCGTAAGACTTAAACTGAGTAAGCATTGAGCCAAACTCAGTAGATGTCCATAAGGCTCTGTCACCAGCCCCAGGCGTTATAATTATGCGTTCTACGTTCTGATTTAGAGCATTTCTAAACTTCAATCTCATTGTGGCATCAGTCCAAGCTTCTGATTCAGGTAGCCATTCTTTGCCTTCTTGCCTACCAAACTGACGTATTTGCTGTTGCATACGCATGTGGTCTTGCTGACCAATGCCATTCTTTAAAAACTTTTCTTGGTCTGCTTTTGTTAATTTTGACCAAGGTTTCATTAAACCCTCAGTCATCCTTAACATTGTCATGTTACCAGCCATTTCTTTAAGTGCCTGATTCCATATATTCAAACCATTGAATAAAAAGAACATACCTGTTGCTTGGTTTAATTTTCTTTCAATAGTATATCTTGACCCAAACAAATCACCCAAATCAGACATAGCATGGCTTCTTAAGCCAAGAGTTGCGTCTACGGCAATAGCCGCTTGGTCTAATTCTTTTTTGCCTAATTGACGTACTAGCTTTGCTTGCCTGTTAAATAATGTAGAAAATCCTTTTGCATAAGCATTCTCAAAGCCTTCAACCATAACAAGTCTAGCAATATCAGGAACAGAAGACACAACAGCACTGCCCATTCCAGCAAGAGTATTGATAGATTTCATGTTTCTTACAAATCTGCTAGACAAAGCATGGGGGTCTTTAGATGCACCGTATGTACCACGCAATCTGTCACGCAGACCACGAACATCACGAAGGTCTGCTTCCATTGCTTTTTCTAATCTATCAATATCTGCTTGATTCCTTGTTGCCCCTACCTTTCCGTAATCATCAAAATTTTTGTTAAAAACAACCACTTGGTCATGAGAAAAGGTTTCTTCTAATATTTGGTGTTTGCCACCTTTTCCTGTAACATTGGCGTATTCATCCATTATTTTTAATGGAGTAAGTTTGCCTTTGGTTACTTGGTCAAAATCATCTAAGCCAAAATTTATTGAAATAGAATCGTGACCATTAGATTCTGCCCACTGACGCAATTGTTTCATATACGACTGTCTTAAAGCAGAATAACTTGAGGCAACTTTATTATATCCAGAGTCAAACTCTGCAAACCATTCATCAGTAAGTTTTTTGTTTTCAGATAAACTTTTTCCTGTTCCAAGATTTTTTCTTTTTTCTGCCATAGCAGACATAAAATCATCATAGGCTTTTTTAGCGGCTTGGAGTTCGTCTGCGTTTAAACCAGCCTGTCTAAACAAAGCCATAAGCTCATCATCTGATGTAATTTTCAATGGGTTTTTTAAAGTAATATTTACTTCATCTACTTGTTTACCAAACCTAGATGCTGTTTTTGCATTTGTTGCAAAATAAAGACCGTCTCCTAAGGCAGACTCTTCAAAGCTTACTTTGCCTTTACCGCCGCTTCCTCTGTGGACTTTTATGGAAATGCCTTGACCAGTAACTATACTATCTATTTTTTCCGCAACTTTACCCATAAGCCTGTTGTACTCTTGGGTTATATCATCAAGGACACCAGACATACTTACATCACCATACTTACGAGTAAGCTCAATATCCATACCCATAGTCTTTACATGATGACGAAGAAGTGTTTCTACATCATTTTCAAGAAACTCTTCTAGCAAATCATCAGGAATATCTAGTGTTCTAGCTTGTGCGCCAGATGGTGTTTTAATCCAATCAAGATTATCGCTAACACCTTCTAGGTCTACATAAGGCCTTCTGTGTGTAACAGTATCTAATACATCGTTAGCGTAAGATTTAGCCGCTTGTGCATCTAGTCGTAAACTTCTTCTAGCATAATTTTCTACAATAGATAAAAAGCCTTGCTGATTATCCATAATCTTATCAACACGATATATTCTAGGAAGATAGCTTACAGCATTATTAGCAGTAACGCCTTGCTCTCTAAGCTTCTTTAGCTTTTCAGTTAGTTCGGCTTTTAGACCCGGTTCTACAGCTTCATCTATTTGTTTTTTCAACTCACGTTCAAACAACCTTACAGATTCAGCTTCCTTCTTTATGAAGTTAAAAGTCTTTCTGTATTCTTTTGCGGCTCTTGTTACATAAGGTGATGCCGCATCATTCATTTCATCTACATCACCTCTACGCATAGCCATACTTACACGATGCCTAAACTGTACTTCTCCTAATGAATCACCGCCTTTTACCATATCTGTAACTTTTGTTTTCATCATTGTTACAGCACGACCAGCATCTGTCTTTGGTACAGCAATGTTTCTATATGCAAGATAAGCTTCATCAGAAGCTCTCACGCTATCTAATAGCTTTGAGAAATATGTAGTTCTAAAGGTTGTTTCTACAGACTGGTCCATTTCAAGCCCAAGGTCTGTAACCTTTTTCTGCATCATTCCACCAACATCAACCATGCCAACAGCAAGGTTTCTGACAAATGGGTTTTCACTTTTCAGCATTCTGGTAACAGGATTCCAACCTATTTTCTCAACCCCAATACCAGTTTCCACTAAGGCTTCTTTTTCCATTTGAGCATAAGCGGCTTCCCTTGCTTTTTCAGGGCTTACACCAGCACCAGCAGGCCTATACAATCCTTCACCGCCATCACTTGTTGTTTTATTGGTTAATAGTTTTTGCTCTTGAGGTATAATCTTAGGTGCTTTTCCAAAAGCAACCGATAAACCACCACCAAGCAAACTAGCCCCTGCTAATATTATAGCTGTATGGCTAGTGTCTCTTTGAGTATTCTGGCTATCAATAAGCAACTGTTCTGGTGCAGTTAATGCGGCTGTAAATGCCGCACCACCAACAAAACGTCTAGTTCTATTTGCTGATTGCAATACCTTCAAAGGAGCAATAGGAGCAAATGTCGTTGGCGTTGCTAATCCAGCAACTAGCTGTTTGCTAACAGAAGGTGTAGAGTTCAAAAGCATCATGTCTTCTGCGTCTTGCTGCATTCTTTCATACAGCATCATTGATTCTGCTGGTGACTTAGAGTTCCTAAACCTCCAAGTACCGTCACTACCCACTTTGCTAATCAACTCTTTGTCTTGAAAAGGGTCATAATCTGCTACAGGTTGATACTTTGAATCAGTAGCACTAATCATTCTTACAAGAGATGGAATAAAGTTGTGCTGTCTAAAGGCAGCACCCCATACATCCCAGCCATCTTCATCAAAAACACGATAATCATACTCATCAGCTTCATTTAGCTTAGATGGTATTCTTTGACCGTATTGCTCACCATTTCCATAAAGCTGTGTATATCCACCGTAAATATCACCGGGAGTAGGCAATGTTTCAGACAAACCGCTATCTTGAGGAACTTCTTGAATATTAGGTTCTTCCATAACCTCTTCAGTTACAGGAAGCGTTTCTACTGTTTCAGCAGGAATGTCTAAATCTTCAATGACTTCTTGAGGGGGCTGAGCTGTATCAGCAGTTGGAGCAGAACCTAGACCACCCTCTTCGCCAGATATCATAGCTTCTTGTATGCCGTATTGCTTGTCTCTAGCTAACTCTTGTTCAAATTTTTTTTTTGATTCAAGCTCTGTCTCAGACATGCCAGATTCTACAAAGTCAGCTTCTAAGTTTCTTCTGGTATCGTAATCGTCACCAAAATCACGAAGATTTTTTATAGCCGCACCCCAATCATCTTCTGTTACCTGTCTCCAGAAGTTAGGAGTTTTTGTCTCTAAATCACCATACTGGAAAGCTACAGATGCAATTACTGTGGCTTTGTTTTTAGGTAGCTCCGCAAAGTCTTGTCCTGTTTTTGCTTTCCATTTAGATGCAAGATTTTCTGCGGCTTGTTTATGTGCAAACTCATTTATAGTCTCAGCTTGAGTTTGGCTTACTTTAAGGTTCTTTGCCATTTCTTGTGCTTCAGCACCTTTGAAGCCAAGAAAAGGTTTTAGCAAAGTTATAATATCTTCTGGAAGACCAGATAAATCTGACAAGTTTCTAGCACCAAGGTCAAAACCACTGGCAATAGTAACACCAGATTTACTGTTTTTAGCATTAGGAACATAGCCAGTTAGCTTGTTTCCTTCACGCTCTTCAATAAATTTCCAGTCAATATTGTTCATTTTACCAGCCTAACTGACGCCATAAGTCAATCATGTCCATAAACTCTTTTACTTCAACTTCTGTAAGAGGCGAATCGTCTAAGTAGTTCATTTTATAACCACCAAATGTTTGATTATATATGCCAATCAAACCATTTAGACTCCTATCGTTTCTTCTTCTTTCAACTTGACGAAACACAGAGTTAATCATTGTTTGGTCCATAACGCCAATAGCAGACCAAACACGCTTTGAACGCTCAGATGTTAATGAAGAAAGAGCCTTGCTATAAGCGGACTGACTTAAATCGTCACCAAAAGCTTTTGTGTTTTTAAAGTTAAAGCTATATGCAGGAAACAGTTCATGAACCTTTCCGTAGCTATCTTTTAAAACCACCGCATAAGTAGGTTCACCACCGTATGTCTCATTTGCTAAATAATGAAGAGTCGGTCCTGGACGACCGCCAGCAACCATGTCTTGACCAACATTAGCAAGCTCTTTTCTTAATCTTGGTATTTCTTTGAACAACTCAGGGTTAGCAAAAATCTTATCTTTAATATCGTTGTCAATGTCTTCGGGCTTTAAAGTAATTCCTGTATTACCAGTTGTTGCTTGTGCAACACGCAATATAGGGTCTTTTCTTAACTCTATTTCACCTGTATCAGGATTCTTCTGGAAACCAACTCTTTTACCAATTTGACCTAAAACATCCCTTACTACTTCTTTTGTCACAGCCATTGGATGTTTCATCATAGTGTTATTAAACATTTCTTTTATAGTGCGTTCAATAACAGGGTCTGCAATAATAGCATCTTCAATATTTGTTGAGCCAGCTTCACCTGCCATTTGATAAAGCATTTGATTGTCTTCTGGAGTAATGGACGGTTGAAAAAACTTAAGGAAACCTTCTGCTTCAACAGCTTCACTGAACGCTTTTTCAAATATGGTATCAAAGTTTTCTCCACCATATTTTTCATTCGCTACAATACCGCTTGCATTTCTGTTCATGTTGGGTGTAACAGAATATGCTTTCATAGCATTTTCAACACCTACACGGTCAATAGCTCTTAAAAACTGAACAGTGTCCATGTCTAAGTTTCTATAAAACCTAGCTTCTACAAACTCCTCACGCTCACCTTCATTCTTTGCACGAATAGCTGACATAGCCTGACCCATTATTTGCAAAGCTCTATTTGCATTTTCGGGAGTATTTTTAGCGTTCTCAAATAAAACTTTTGCTTCTGGGTGAAGAAGGCCATCTGTTTCAACTGCAAATGCGGCTACAGCATCAACACTGGCTGTATAAACAGCTTCATCGTCTGACAGTAAGTTAAAGTCAACCAATCCACCATTAACAATCACTTTGTCAAAACCATTAGCTTCTACCATTGCCGTCATTTCTGCGGCACTTGGCATGATATTGTTAAGGGCTTTTTGCGTTCCTTTATTAGCAAGTCTTAAGTTATCAAAACGTGTTTCGTACAACTTTGAATAAGCTTCTACTAAGTTTATATACTGTTTTCTAGTTGGAAAATAAGCACCCTCTCCAATAACGCCTTGCGCTTCTAAACCAGCAATATATGTTTCGTTATTGTAATAACTTGGAGGATGCGTAAAGCTAGACATAGGACCTAACTCACTTTGAATGAAAGAACCTTGCTTCATTCCTCCTTGAGTTAGGAAATATTGTTCTGCCTTTGCAAACTCAGCTCTAGCTTCAACTCCAAGTTTATAACTGTCAGCACCTAATGCATTTTCATCTACAAGACTATTAATCAATCTCATAGACCTTTGAATATTATCAAAGCCACTTACTTCAGGATTCTGAAGGTCTGCTAAAGCATTGTTGTACACAGCAGTATTAGCTGTTTCTAAGTCAGAGCTAATTTGCTTTGTACTGGAAACGCCTAATGTAAACAAAGTTCCCTGTCTTGTCCCATCTAATTCATGGAAAGGATGTTCAGGATTATTTACAGCATCTCTAATATTAAACTTATCTAAGATAATATCTCTGTAAAGACCGTGATAAATGTTTGTAAGAAAGTCTTTTTGCTCTTTTTCTTTTGCTGTAGATATTGCAACAAGACCAGTCATTGTGGTGTTTAGCAAACTATCTACTGCGGAAGAATCAATACCCTGTGATTGTGCCGCTTTCATCTTTAGGTCAGCAATCAACTCGTAAGTTGCGGCAGTTCCATTTATTTCAAAAGAACGCTCTACAGCCGCTTGAAATGTCCTGGACATGACAACTGTATTTTGAGTGTTTTCTAATTGTAGAATCTGCTCTTTAGATACACCGTCAGCTTCAAGGGACTGTTTAATTTGGTCTTGTTCTTCAAGTATTTCTTGAATTAAAAGCTCTTGGCCTTCTGCTGGTAAGTAGTCTTCATCAACAGGACCTTTTGCAGTATGCACACCTAACTTTACTGCATTGGCTTTAAATGCACTCACATTTTGAGATACGTTATACTCTTTAGCTTCTTTTTGTTGTTGAGCTAGTGCTTTGTTTTCAGCAATTGTATATTCAGCTACAGCTTTAGGAGCTAATGAAGCAAAAATTTCTGGCTCAAGAGTCTTTAGCTCTTGAAGATACCCATCTAAATTAGCTCTAATTTTATCAGGGTCATTAGGATTAGCACTTAATGACTGTTCAGCAGAAATTCTAATGTCATTTGATGCGGCAGAAACATAGCTTGTTATGGCAGACTGCCTGTATTTACTAGCAACTGCTTCTTGGTCTTTTTTTGCAAATAAAGATATTTCCTTGCCATAATTTAAATTTGTCAAAGGAACAAGGTTATTGTCTTTGTCGTATGTTACACCAGCAGTTTTACCATCAATCTCAGCTTGACGAATAGCGTCATTGTACTCTGACTTCGTTATGTCAGTTCCAATATTAAACGCCATTTGACCAAGTTCTGTGTACGCCCTTGCCGCTTCTTTAAAGCCAGACAAATTAGGCATACCTGTAGGTTGAGTAAATACTTGTCTTCCTTTTGTTGGTTTAAAAGCCATTATGCAAATCCTGACCCACCTTGACTAATACTATACCCTTGACCAGCTGCACGTCCTATTGCAGTAGTCATTGTAGCTTTTCCTGCCGCTTTAGAGCCAGCCGCACTAATTTCATATTTTCTTCTATTGCTCATGCCCATAAGCTTTATTGATGATATATCTGCTTTTGCTATATCTATCTCAGCTTTTTTAATAGCACCCACAGAACCTTGGTTTGGAGTAAGGGCAACTCCTTGAGAAGACATAGATGTCCCTAATGAAGCAAGTTGCTTACGCAACTGAGAACGTCTTTCAGACTCTTGTTGACGAGCCTGTATTTTAGCCATGTCAGCTTGCTCTTCGTAAGCTTTTGCTTCCATTTCATAGGCTGCTTTTTGTTGTCTAGCACCAGCTAAACCAATCAAAGCACCAGCAATAGCCATTTCTACGCCCATTACACTTCTACCTCTAGCAACAGACCGTTAATCGTTATAGGCAATGGTTGGTCTTGGGTTATTGTTACAGTACCTTCATTACCCCATCCTAGTAAATACACTTCTTTACGACCAGTGATAGGGTCAGGTTGATTAGCAAAGTTGTTTGTCACTCTTCTAATCAATAAGGTTGTTCCTTTTGTTTTTACATTAAGAGTCTCATTCAAATCTATAACAGCACGAACCACTCTTCTTTTTTGTCCAAAAGATATCCCATCAGGGAGCTGAAACTCTGGCGGTAATGTAACTAATTCTGGCGTAAAGTCTAAGCCAACTTCTATATTATCAACAGCAGCTGTTAGTGTAAAATTACCACTAGCGTCTGTTGTGTATGTACCCATTGCATAATTACCAGATTTAACAACAACCTGAGTATTAGGAAGATGCGCTACAGTCCAGTTTGTTTTTGCCGTAGAGTCAGTGTCTTTAATTGCGCTGTCTGTATGGTATTGATTGTCTAAAACTTCTAACGAAGTAAAAGTATTTCCATCTATCTGTCTTTCACAGATTACATAAACAACCCTGTTTACAACAACATTATTTTTGAAAGAGCCTTGGGTTGACCATTCAGCCCATCCTTGAAGCTGTTCTTTACGAATAGACATAAAGACAGGCATTTTACCGTCTTCATTTATAAGATAAAGATAAGCTTCTACTTGGTCGCCAGCTTCACGTTGGGCAACCATTTCTGTTGGAACACCAATTAAATGGGGTGATAGCAAAGTAAGGGCATCAGCATTATAAGCTTGGCTTATATCAGAAAATACAAACTCTCTTACAGCACCTTTTGATTTTGTTAGAAAAACAACAGCACCATCAAACTCAACAGGAACTACTTCACCACTACCGTATGAAGTTTGTTTCTTAACAGCAATTGTTGTAGGTGTTAGAGGTTTGTTTTCAGTTGTAGGTACATAAAGTTCTTGCTCAGATGTAAATATTGCTAAATGCCTAAAAGAAGATAAAGACTTAATTTCAGACACTTGGTTTTCAGCTATCTGGATTTGAATAGACTCGTCATCTAACCCAGTGCCTACGTCAAAATTAAAATATTCACCTGTTTTTGACATAAATAAATGATTAGGCAAATCCCTTGAACCGCCAAATATTAGTCTTTGGTCATGGAACATAACGCTTCTAGCGTATCCATGTCTTGCAGAAAATACAGACTCTTTCCAAGTATCTCTAGCGTTTGTGTTTGCTATTGCTTTGCTAAAGTTTCCTGTTACTACAGTTCCAGAAACGTAAGCAGTTATTTCAATGTGTACTACAGTCCCAGCAGAGTCTGTGTATTCAAGATGTTCACCAACCCAAGCAGATGAAAAAATAGAAGTGCTGGCAGTAAAGTTTTGAGAACCTGTGTTTGAGTTTTGTGGGGTAATTGTTACTGCTGGGTCAACAAAGCGATAAAAAGGCTCATAATGAGCATCACCATCATGCGTAAAGTCAAAGTCAACCAAACTAAATGTAGAAGCTGATGTTCTGGTAAGCTTTTGCATAAGCATATCTGGATGCACAATAATCATTGTGTCCCCAGACTGAGCCACCCTTAAATCACCTATTTCGTTAGTTGTCCAAGGGCATGATGTAATCGTGTCTGCTATGTTTGTTGGGTCAGATACATCAACAACATCTAGCTGAGTATTAGAGAATAACAGAATATATGCTTCATCTTCGTCATAAACATAAGACTCTGCTTGATATGGAATGTCAGAAAGTTCTTGAAGATACCGCAAACCACCTCTACGTCTAATGCCGCCCTGAGATAGAATACGAAAGTTCTTTAGGCTTTTTACACCATTCTTATATGCGTTTGAATCAACCCTTGAAGACAGTAAGGGTGTAATCTCCCCTGCTGTAAAGTTGGTGTAAAACTGACGTAAAAGAGCCATTCATTATGTGCCTTCTATTTGCTGGTATGCACCGACTCTTGCTCGGCTGTAACGGTTCAAGCGAATGCCTTGTGTCGTTACTTGCTGTGAGTCTCTAGCTTTAGCTTTTCTAAACTGTTCTTCTGCAAGTCTTGTATAAGAATTAGCTATATCGCCTTTTCTAGTTACAGACAAAGCCAAAACAGAGGCAAGTCTAAAGATAACCCACATAGTAAATGCAGGAGGCCAATACTGAGTATCAGGCCTAAAGATATAATTAAGTACAACATCATCAGCTACTTCAGCGTTGATATACACATAACGCTCATAAATGTCGTATGGTTGAGGTACATCGTCAATAGTGACTGTAAGTACCTGAACAACTGCTGGGCTTGTGGGTAAGTTATAAGCCGCACTCCATCTATCTAATGGTGCGGCAGTAAGTCTAGCCAATTGTTTCTGACCTGTTGCAAAGTTCCAGTTATGCTGGGCAAGACAGTCAGTAACTACATCCTCGTATATTGTGTTAGCAACCAATGCTTCATCTGTAGCATCTGTAAATGAAGTCAAAGGCTCTAGTCCTATTAAGACCATAGCCTTCTGTGCAACTTCAATATCGGTGGATGGAGTAGTGGGCATTACTTAGCGTGTCCTTCCGCCTTTAAAAGACTTTAAAAGCTTTGCTTTTCTTGCGTCAATTATCTTTTGTTCTTCTATTGTAAAGGAAGGGTTATCTTGCATTGGATATGTAGATGCACCGGGATTGTCAGTAAGGCCAGAATGATAACCACTACCGTCATTTTCGGTGCTACTAATTCTTTTATAACCCATAGTTTTTTTATTAGGTTTTTTAGTATTTCTTAGCATCTTTTTTACCCATAGTTTTAGAACCCTTTGGAGGATTTAAGCACTTGCCTGCGGCTCTGCACTTTCCTGGGTATGGACATGATTTACATGGGGTCATTTTACATTCTTTCCTAAAGTTACGCCTTTACCGAAAGTTACTTTGCCACCACGGACAGTTTTCTCTTTTGGGGAAGGTGAAGGGGCAGATTTCTCTGCCGCCTTCTTTGTTGGTGCTTTAGCCATTAGCGACTATCTGTTGTCATGCTAACGATGTCGCCTGTATCGACTACACCGCCAGAGTTTGAAACAACAGTAGCAATACCAAAGCCGTTTGAGGCATTGATAAAGATTACATCGCCAACATTGATTTCGCTGGACTTGTTATTGAAGTAACCAGCCGCATCAATAGTGTTCAGAGCATCGGCAGTAGATTTGTAGTGCCAAATATGAAAGCCGTTGCCTGAGTAGTTGACTAAGGTGAAGTCTGCATTTACGAGTGCCATTATAACCTCTCCTTATTTCTTCAGTTGCAGTTCATAACATGCATCTGCATCGATGAGAGTAGCATTCATTTGCATCTTATTCAGAACAAAGTATGCATCCTTATCGTTGTGATACTGCATGTTTGATGAAACATCTGAGCCAATTGCATGACCCACTGCTGAAGAGTGCCAAGCAAAACACTTGCGGTCTGCGCCCAAGTCAGTCAGACCTGAGAACGGAAACCATGTGAAGCCCAGCCACTGCTTTGCAGTGATTGAATTAGCAAATGGCAAGT